GGCCTCCTGGAAACGGCGCTGTCTTATTCTGGCAGTTTAAGGCGCCGTTACGTTGAAGCAGAGAAGTCTCTTTTGAACGACAGCGGCCTTTCGAGGTCTGACTGGTTGCTCAAGGCTTTTCTGAAGGCTGAGAAGGTCTCACCACCTAAGGATGCGAAACCAAGGATGATTTTTCCCAGGTCTCCGAGGTTCAATCTTTTGTTGGCTTCTTGGCTTAAGCCGTTTGAGCATTGGTTGTGGGGTTATCTCACGGCAAGGCGGCTTTTCAGCGGTTCAAACACCAGGGTTGTGGGTAAAGGTCTCAGTCCGAAACGACGCGCGAACCTGATTTTGAAGAAATTTAGGGCGTTTAGGGACTGCGTCGTGTTTGAGGTTGACGGCAAGGCCTTCGAGGCTCATGTCACCGAGAACCACTTGGCTAACGAGCACCGTGTTTATAAGGCCGCTTATCCTGGTCACGCAGGGTTAGCGGAGGTGCTGTCAAAACAACGATTCTCCGGCGTCACTGCTGGAGGTGTAAAATTTAGCCGCAGGGGCGGGAGAGCTAGTGGGGACTTCAACACGGGCATGGGCAACACGCTCATCATGCTGGCGGTGGGTGTTGGTGTGTTGAAGACCTACTCCATCAATTTTGACATTTTGGTTGATGGAGACAATGCGCTAGTTTTCTTTGAGCGTGTCGACGTTCAGGCGGTTATCGACACTTTTTACGATCGTTTGTTGGAGGCCAGTGGGTTCGAGATGACACTCGAGGAGCCAGTGTCGTACGTTGAGGGTATCAGGTTTGGGCGTAGTGCGCCTGTCTTCTTGGGGCAACTCGGGTGGACTATGGTGCGTGATCCCAGGTCTGTGCTGTCTGGAGCCTATGCGAGCCATAGATGGTTGCGAGAGCCCTCTTTTGGTCGTCGGTGGGTTAATGGGGTGGCCAGGTGTGAGCTTTCGCTTGCTCGTGGTGTACCTGTCCTCCAGGCTGCGGCCCTTTCCGTCCTCTCACAGACGGAGACCAAGCGTGCGGTGCCTGTTGATGCACTGTCCGACTACTTTGTGGTCGGTGCGTGGTTGGCGACGGCTGAGGATGCAGTAGTTGTGTGCCGTGAGGCACGGTTGAGCTTCGAGAGGGCCTTTGGGCTCTCTCCGGAGGAGCAGGTGCTTTGGGAAAACACCTGTTGGAGGACTGTTGTAGGACATCCTCGGGGCGTTTTGTCTGCGCCTCCTCCGTCACGGTGGTGGGATGCTGAGCCGGGAATTTTTGAAAGTTTCTACGACTCCCTCATCTGACACCTGTCTCCCCTTTTTCCTTTGGAGCCCCTCGGCAGCAAGAAAGGGTCCATTTCGTCCTTGAAGCACTCGCCTCGGCCCGCACAGGGGTACGCGGGCTGCCAGTGGGCCCGTTAGGCGGGGCCTGCGCCGGATTTTTG